GCAACCAGACGCCATCATCGTGGAGAAAAAAGCTGCTGGGGGGCCGTTGATTCAGGAGCTGCGCAGGATGGGTATACCGGTGCAGGAGTTTACGCCCAGCCGGGGTAACGATAAGATTGTCCGATTGAACGCAATCTCGGATTTGTTTGCGTCCGGTAAAGTCTGGGCACCGGATACCAGATGGGCTCGGGAAGTTATTGAGGAGGTGGCAGCGTTTCCGGTCGGTGAGCACGACGACTTTGTGGACACCACATCTCAGGCCCTGTTAAGATTTAGACAGGGTGGTTTTATTTCGCTAGACACCGACGCACCAGACGAGCCTCGGTTATACAGACACAAACGCACAGCGTACTACTAGGAGTAGGAGATGCCCAAAGATCTCGATGAAGAAACGTTAAAAGCTTTATGGAAAAGAGGTACTTTTGTAAATGCTTTGCGTAAAACAGACTTGCCAAAAGACGCGCCTGTAACAGCATCGGCGGGTATACCCGGACTCCTGACGTACGAAGACCCTACTTTAAGAGGTACACGTACTGCTGGGTATGCGCTTTCAAAATTTACGCCGACTGATGCATTGTTTTTGCAAGGCGGCAGAGATAAAAAAGCAGAGCTAGACACTATTGCGCATGAAACTGAGCATCTTTTAGCTAGACGGCAGCTTGGTCATCCGGGCGAAATAAATAAGCTTTTTGATCAGATGACTGGCGATGATGTTTCTCGATTTAAGTTTGTCCAAGATGCCAGTAAAGTTCAGCCTTATTTAGAAAAAAAATACGGACTAGACTCGGCGTACTTTAACCCCAAAATGCTTGAGTTTCAGGGATCGCTTGCGCCAAATCTTCTTTTTGAGCAACTGGCTACGCTGGCTGCTATTGAACAAACCCAAGGCGTTGACCTTACAAAAGATCCATACCTACGAGACAATCTGTTTAAAGATCGTAAGATCCGCGAAGCGTACAATGCACTGACTGGACTACGTCAGACGCGTCTGGATGCCAAAGATTTGCCACCGCACACCGTGCAAAAAGAAAAAGATGCTGGGATACTTAGCGACTTACGCGAAAAATTCAAAAGTAAAAAATTTAAAAAGGGTGGTTCAGTAGATAAACCCCTACCCGGCGGTCACAAAATTATTTAAGGATCACCCATGGCTGTTGAAAAATCCCTGTACCAAGCACCGCTCGGAATCGAAGAGCTGGCGGAAGAACTTCCCGAAGCTGAAATCGAAATTGAGATCGTCGATCCAGAAGCTGTTTCGATTGAAATGGGCGATATGGAGATCGAGATTACCGACGAACCTCCTGCGTTTGATCAGAATCTGGCAGAGGTAATTGATCCGGCGGAGCTTGATAGCCTTTCCGGTGAACTAATCGACAGCATCAAAGGCGACATCGATGCGCGCAAAGACTGGGAAGAGACGTACAAGAACGGTCTGACGCTCATGGGCCTGAAGTACGAGGAAAGAACCGAGCCGTGGGATGGTGCCTGCGGTGTGTTCCACCCCATGATTACTGAAGCGGTTGTCCGGTTCCAGTCCGAAACAATCATGGAAACCTTTCCTGCGCAGGGCCCCGTAAAAACCCTGATCATCGGGAAAGATACTCCCGAGAAAGAAGACGCTGCTGCCCGTGTTAAAGCGGACATGAACTACCAGTTGACCGAAAGGATGACGGAGTTCAGGCCAGAACATGAAAGAATGCTCTGGAACCTGCCAGCTACAGGTTCGGCGTTTAAAAAGGTTTACTTCGATCCTTCTTTGCAGCGCCAGATCTCTGTGTTTATTCCGGCAGAGGACATCATTCTGCCTTACGGGGCGTCGAATCTGGACACATGCGAGCGCGTAACGCACCGCATGAAGAAGACTGAGAATGAGATCAAGAAGCTGATAGCCGCGGGTTTCTATCGAGATATTGATCTGCCAACGCCCAGTAAAGAAGTTAACGAGCTGCAGAAAAAGAAGGACGAGGAGACCGGGTTTTCGGCAATGAACGACGACCGGTATGAGCTGTATGAGTCCCACGTTTCTTTAAACATCCCCGGGTATGAGGACGAAGACGACATTGCGCTGCCGTATGTTGTGACTGTTCTGGCGCACACAGGTGATGTTCTGTCGATCCGCCGTAACTATTTTGAAGACGACCCGACCAAGGCAAAGCGCAATCACTTCGTACACTACCAGTACATCCCCGGTTTCGGAGCTTACGGCTTTGGTTTGTTCCACCTGATTGGCGGATACGCTAAGTCAGCAACAAGTCTGATGAGGCAGCTGGTGGATGCTGGTACGCTGTCTAATCTTCCGGGCGGTTTGAAAGCACGGGGCTTGCGTATTAAGGGCGATGACACCCCGATCAGTCCGGGTGAATGGCGGGATGTGGATGTGGGTTCTGGTTCCATCCGGGACAACATCATGCCGCTGCCATATAAAGAGCCTTCGCCCACGCTGTTCCAGCTCTTGGGTACCATCGTTGAGGAAGGTCGTCGGTTTGCTGCCACAGCAGATATGAAGATCTCCGACATGAGCGCGCAGGCGCCGGTCGGTACAACCCTTGCGTTGCTTGAGCGGATGCTCAAGGTTATGTCTGCAGTACAGGCTCGGGTGCACTACGCATTCAAACAAGAGCTAAAACTGCTGGCTGGGATTATTCGGGACTATACGGACGACGAGTATAACTACGATGTCGACGGTGCTGAGCGTAGCGTTAAGCGTTCAGACTACGACCATGTTGACATTATCCCCGTAAGCGATCCGAATGCAGCCACACTCTCGCAGCGAGTTGTTCAGTATCAGGCAGTTATCCAGCTTGCGCAGCAGGCCCCGCAGGTTTATGACATGCCCGCGCTGCACAGACAGATGCTGGAAGTACTGGGGATTAAAAACGCCGCTAAGCTCGTACCGCTGGAGGACGACGAGACCCCCAAAGATCCTATTACGGAAAACATGAATGTCCTCAAGATGAAACCGTTGAAGGCGTTTATGTATCAGGATCACGAGGCACACATTGCGGTGCACAACAACATGATGCAAGACCCGTCTATTGCCGCAGCTATCGGACAAAACCCACAAGCCGGTCCGATTATGGCAGCGCTACAGGCGCACATCGCAGAGCATTTAGGCTTCCTATACCGCCGTCAAGTACAAGAAGCCGTTGGTACTCCGCTGCCCGGACCCGATGAGAAGCTGCCTAAAGAGATGGAAGTACAGATTTCTAAGATGGTGGCGGAAGGTTCGCAGATTGTGTTGGCTCAGAACCAGCAGAAGGCTGCGCAGCAGCAGGCGTTGCAGAACGCTCAGGATCCAATCATGCAGGCAGAGATGCAGAAACTGCAGATACAGCAGGCTGAGGTTCAAAGAAAGATGCAGAAAGACCAGATGGACGCCCAGATTGAACAGGCCCGTCTTGCCCTTGAGCAGCAGAAGATGCAGGCAGATATGCAGATTGACACAGCCAGATTGGCTGCACAGGTACAACGCGATCAAGCGCAACAAGAGATTGACGGTTTGAAGTTCGGTATCGAGCTTAATAAAGGACAGCAATGATCCAACAATTCGCAGAGATCCTGCGCAAAAAAATCCGAGAGGATATGAACAACTACGCTGACGATATTGCGGGCGGCGTATGCAAGAGCTTTGATGAGTATCAAAGACTATGCGGGGTGATTCATGGTCTAGCCATCGCAGAACGTTACCTTTTAGACCTTGCTAAAAACGTGGAAGAAACTGATGACTGAAGAGCAAAAGGCAACACAGTTGCCGAAACCACAGGGCTGGAAACTTCTCTGTGCAATTCCTGAAGTAGAAGATAAGTTCTCCGGAACTGATTTAGTAAAACCTGAAAGCGTCACCAAAGTTGAAGAGCACAGCACCACGGTGTTGTTTGTGATTGAGCTTGGCGCTGACGCGTATGCAGATGCCGCAAAGTTTCCCAACGGACCTTGGTGTAAGGCGGGCGATTTTGTGTTAGTACGTGCTTACTCTGGCACGCGTTTTAAAATCCACGGTCGAGAGTTCCGTCTAATTAACGACGATCAAGTCGAAGCCGTTGTCGAAGACCCTCGCGGATATACCCGCGCTTAACATGGAGAGAACCATGCCTGACGATGATGACATCAAAGAAGTAGACGTTGAACAGGAAGAGAGTGATATTGAGATCGAGGTTGTAGACGATACGCCCGAACCCGATAGAAACGCTAAGCCTGCTACCCGAGAGATCGATGATCCGTCTGACGATGAACTAGCTGACTACGGTGAGAAGGTTCAGAAGCGGATGAAGGAACTTACGTTTGCTCGACACAACGAGCGGCGTGAGAAAGAAGCTGCTTTGCGTGAGCGCGAAGAGGCTGTGCGTATTGCACAGAAACTTTTGGATGAAAATAAAAACCTTCGCCAGAACGTTCACACAAACCAAACTGCATTGGCTAGCAGTATTAAGTCCAAAGCAGAATCTACGCTTGAGATGGCGCGTAAAAAGTTAAAGGAGGCACAGGAAAGTTACGACACTGACGCAATTGTTGCTGCTCAGGAAGAACTGACCGAGGCTAAATTTAATTATGAGCGGGTGAAGAATTTTAAACCCGCCCCTTTACAAGAGCCAGAAACACAGGTATACATTCCACAAAATACACAGCAGGCTCCGACACCAGACAGTAAAGCTCTTGCTTGGCAAGAGAAGAATCAGTGGTTTGGTCCGGATGAAGAGATGACCGCCTTCGCCTACGCTGTGCACAAGAAATTGGTCGATTCGGGGGTAGACCCCCGCAGTGATGAGTATTATGAGCGGATCGACGCTCGGATGCGCGAAGTATTTCCGGCGCAGTTTGGAGTTAAAAAAGCCGACCCGAAGAGACCCGCTACCGTTGTAGCGCCCGCAACCCGTACGACCGGCAAGAAGAAAGTCGCGTTGACTAAAACCCAAGAGGCTTTGGCACGCAGACTCGGATTGACCAATGAACAGTACGCAAAAGAAGTACTTAAACTTTCCTCGGAGGCTTAAAAATGTCCAGACAAAGTCGTGAAGTTGAAACGCGCGAATCTAATACTCGGGTTGTCTACACACCCCCGAGCACGTTACCAATCCCCACACCGCAGCCCGGTTGGGAGTTTCGTTGGATTGCCACCTCCGTGCTAGGTGAATCTACTGCGTCCAACGTTTCTAAACGTTCGCGTGAAGGCTGGGAGCCTGTCCGCGCCGAGGATCACCCTGAGTTAAAACTCACAGCAAATCAAAATGGGAATGTGGAGCTTGGTGGTTTGCTTCTTTGCAAGATGCCTACCGAAATGGTGACAGCGCGCAATGAGTACTACCGTAAGCAGGCGCAGGCCCAAACGGATTCGGTTGACAATCATTTTATGCGGAACAATGATCCACGTATGCCGCTGTTTAGCGAGAAGAAAAGCTCGACTACTCGTGGTGTGGGTTTTGGTTCCGGAACTAAATAATCTTTTTTGAAAGAGGCTAAAAATGGCATACCCTGTTATTGCAGCCCCCTACGGGCTAGCCCCGATCAATTTGATCGGCGGTCAGGTGTTTGCTGGTTCGACCCGGGAATACAACATTCCCTACGGTTATTCCACTGACATCTTCTATGGTGACATCGTTGGCCTGACCCGTGGTCAGGTTGCACGTTTGTCTGTTTCCACTGGCACGGTCGGTACTGTTGCTGGCGTGTTCTTGGGCTGCTCCTTCACCAACCCGGTGACTAAGCAGAAGCAGTTCTCCCAGTTCTGGCCCGCATCGACTCTGGCTGGCGACGCTGTTGCTATCGTGTGCGACGATCCTGATACCGTGTTTAAAGCGGTTGTCTGCTCGTCCGGAACCACGGTTGCTTCGGGTGCCCGTGCAATGATCGGTCAGAATCTGGCTATGATCAACAACTCGGGTAACGTCAACACCGGCGATTCTCGCAACGCCATTCTGGCTCCTAACGATACTCCCGCTACGACGGATTCCTTGCCCTTGCGTGTTCTGGGTCTGGTTACCGACACGGCTGTGTCTTTGGGTACTGCGACTTACACCAGCATCTCTACTGCTACGGTTACTTGCTCGGCTCTGCCGTTTGCATTGCCCGTCGGTACGGACGTTGGTTCTATCGCCGCTAACGGTCAGTACATCTCGTCTGGCTCGTTCGTTGACACC